TCCGTTCATAAAACGGCTATCTTCGTCAGAAAGGATTTCCATAAACACTGGATCAATTACGAGCCAACGTCCTTGTGTATCAACTTGTTGCTGATCAAGCAAACGTTTCATACGTGCTACAACCATAGCAGGTGAAACAGTCGCAGTTGGAAGAGATGTAGCTCCAGGCATACGAGCAGTTACTGGAATCGAATGATCGCCAGCAGATGTCGTAGTGATGTTACCAAAATCACTCTTCTTTAGTTTCATGCTTGTAAGCAGTTCGTCATCACCTGCAGTCAGAACAGCTTTTTCACCACTTGCAGTAGTGTTAGCTGTATCTGCTTTTGCATGTAATGCTGACTGTTTAAAGCCTGTCATATAGCCAAGAACTTCTTGGTCATACTGATCTGCTAAACGATATGCAGCACGATCAGTAGCAAGTTCCATGAAATTTACATGACTATGAGCTTCTTCGATGTCATCCATCTTAAAAGCAAAGTAGTTAGATTTGTCAACTACCAATGTGAAATCTTCATCGTCTAGGTCTTGTGCAGTGACAGTTGTGCCACGTGTATAAGCCTGAACTGAGATTTCAGGTTCTTTGATAATACGAACAGTATCACCTTGGGCAGAAATCTCCCCAAAATAATCTGAGTTCGTAATATCCCCAACAGTAGCAGCCTTGCGAAATGCAAGCTGGACCTGTTTGGAATAGATTATAGGACTAAAATTACCGTTAGGTAGGTTCCCATAACCCGATGCTGATGAAAAAGCCATAATATAATCCTCCTATAAAGTTTGGCTTTACTATAAGCTAAACATATTAAGTAGAGGCTGAATGTTCTAATAGGGTGCATACTCTACTGATTGGCCTATCAGTTTTGTACGGGCCTATACACAAACAGGTAAGTCTTTTTGTTTAGGCTAGTATTAAGTATTTTTACTAGAAGGTAATCCTATTAAGGGGCTTCTAACAATTGTACCTATAGTTATACTGTATATTTTTGATTTGTCAACAGTATTTATCGTGCAGACCCAGATAAATCATAAACAAATTTACCTGATCTGATTGATTCCATAATTGCATCTGCAGCTTTTTCGTATTGATCTGCAGTCATTTTAGCAACTTGAGATTCTTTAAACGTACCATCCGTATTTATTAGATCTGGTTCACTACGGCTAGTACGACTATTAACTGACTTAGCTGCATCTTTTGAGCTAGATGATCTTTTAGTTTTAATATTACGATCTGATTTATATAGGTCTATTGCCCTAGCTGCAGATCGTGCATCATCATCATTTTCATATAATGCATCTTGTACCCACTTAGGTTGTTCTTCTGCCCACTCATGGAAATCATCACTACTTCTAATTTCATCAAAGTCAGGATGTGTTTTCATAAGCTCTGCTTCAGCTTTCTCACGAGTTGCAGAAATCCTCATTTCATCTATTTCTTTTACTTTATCCTCTAGTGCAGCAGATTGTTCTCTTGCTTTTTTAATTGCAATTGTTTCTACTATACCTGCAATATCAGGATATTGTTTAGCCCACACATCAATGTCTTCATCTGATTTAGGCAGTTTTATTTCTTTGCGTGTAACGTCTTTTAATTGACCTTCTAGTTTATTAAACTTATCTTCCCAATCTTTTTCTTTTTGTTGCATATGTCTACGAAGATCACCATATCGTTTCTTAAAACTTTTTTCTTCTGCATTAGTAGGCTCTGCATCTTCAACTTGTTGTCCTTCTGTAGCCTCACCTTTTCGTTCTTCTAAAAGTTTATCTAGTTCTTCTTGATCTTTTTCTATTCTATTTGAATTTGCATTTTTTCTATCCATAAATGCAACTTTTTTTGGTTCTTCTTTTACCATTACTGTTTCGTTCATTGTAT